TACTTTAGAAAAACAATCTATGATGGTAAGAAGAATGATAACTAAAAGTAAATCTTATCAAGATATTAAGGATATGACAAATGATTAAACTAAAGGATTTACTTAACGAAAGAGATTTTCATTTAACAAAACCACCACGAAAAGTTGCTGGTGTTGCTGTTATATCTGAAGGTCAAGTTCTTTGTGTAAAGCGTTCCGAAACTCAAGGTAAGTACCCAAATTTTTGGTCTGTACCAATGGGTGGTGTTGAGAAAGGTGAAACCTTTGAGGAAGGTGCTGCTCGTGAATTAAAAGAAGAAACAATGCTTGACATTAACCCTAAAAGTTTAGTATATTTAGGTACGATAAAAGACGGAGTATATAATCGTCTATGTAAAGTTTATAAAGCAGAGATGGATGGTAAACCTGAACCTACATTAGACCATGAACATACTGATTGGGGTTACTATGATAAAGATAGTTTACCAAGACCTTTTGAAGATAGAATGAGACAAGTGTTGGAATTAAACTTATGAGTTTAAAAAAGTTAGTAGAAGAAATAACTAAACCTGTTATCAACGAGATGGGAATCGTTGCAGGTGATGGAACTATCAAAGGTGGTTCTAAACTTTCTAAAATAAAAAAGATGAAAAAGAAAGGACATACCTCAGTTCCTTATGGTAGTGGTTACAAAAAAGTAAAAGAGGTTCAGGCAAAAAAAGGAACTAGTTGTGCTAAAAAAACTAATACAGAGACTAATGCTGAATATAGACAGAGATGTGGACCTCGTCCTTTAGGTATGATAGGTAAGGTTCATGAAGAACCAAGAAAACCTCGTAAAAAAGGTCAACCAGCAGGCTCGAAGAAACACTCAGATTTATACACAGATGAAAATCCAAAAGGCACAATACATGGACTAAAGTTTGCTACAGTAAAAGATGCTCAAAAATCAGTTAGTAAGATAAGAGGAAGTGGTAAAACACATGCTCATAAAATACAGGCTGCTATAGCTATGGAACAGAGGGCAAAAGCAGCTGGTAAAAAAAGTGCTGCTGGTGTGTATAGAAAATTCATCAATCAGATGAAGAAGAAAACTAAAAAAAGAAACGAAATTACTGAGTCAAAACACATCAAAAAAACTATCGGTGTATTTGGTGGTAGATTTCAACCATTTCATTCAGGTCATCTTGCTACATATAAGTGGTTGTCCAAACAAGTTGATGAAGCTTACATAACCACATCTAATATAAAGAAACCACCAAGACATCCAATGAACTTTAAGGAAAAGGTTCGTCACATGGTAAAGGTAGGTATTCCAAAAAATCGTATCATCGAAGAAAAAACACCTTATGTAGCTACGAATTTATTAAAGAAATTTGATCCTGAAACCACGGCAGTAGTTTATGCTTTCGGTGAAAAGGATGCTGGTCGTTTAAAAGCTGGTACAAAGAAAAGTGGTGGTAAAACATATTATCAAGATTATAAAAAAAGTAAAGGTGATATAAGAGGGTTTGAAGAACACGGATACTTTGTCACTGCTCCACAATTTGGAAACATAAGTGGAACAAAGACAAGGGATATGTTGGGTAATCCAAAATATGATGATAAAGAAAAGATAAAGTTTTTCAAAAAAACATTTGGATATTACGATAAAGGTTTGTATAATATGATGACGAATAAGTTTGGAAAACTATTTGAGTTTTATGTACATTTGTTTGAGAGTAGTCAGATAGATAGTATAGAAACGGATGATGGTCCTTCTATGTTCTCAAGCTTAAAATCATATATGAATAGAGCTGACATAGAGGCTGGAAGATTAGGTTGGGAACTATCTGATATATTAGTAGATGTTGATAACTACAATAGTCAAGATGTTTCTTACTACAAAGATACTCAGTATCCAAAAGGACCAGTAGATTCTGTTTCATTTGGACCTGCTGGTATAAACGAACCAAGTGCTCAAAACTTGTCAGATTATGTTGGTACAGAGTTATGGAATCGTTGGTTAGACCATATTGATATGATTCTTAAGAATCAAGATTATGAGTATGTGGATAATATGGCTAAAGAAAGAAATCTAACTATTAAAGATAGTCCAAAGACAGCAAAACAGATGGATGATGAAGAACCAAAAGATACTGAAAAAAGAGATGGTGATGACCAACATGATGATTTAGAAATAGTAAAAGAAGTTTTATCACTTACGAGTGATTTACCAAGAAACGGAAAGGAGTTATTATTAATGGGAGGAGCTTACGGACATATGAATCATCCATTTGATGATAAGGAATTAACATTTAAAGATTTAAAAAAAATTATTGAGTTAGGTTTAAGTGGTAAACTTGACCGAGAAGACAATGTTACAGAAAAAACAGATGGTCAAAATTTAATGATAAGTTATAAGGATGGGAAACTTATCGCTGCTCGTAACAAAGGACATCTTAAAAATAAAGGTGAAACGGCATTGTCTATCAAGGATGTAGAGAAAAAATTTAAAGGTAGAGGTTCTATACGAGATGCTTTTGTATATGCGATGAGAGACTTATCAAAAGCAATCGATGCTCTATCTAAAAAACAACAAGATAAGATTTTTGGTAATGGTTCTAAGTTTATGAGTTTAGAAGTGATGTGGCCTGCTAGTGAAAATGTAGTTAATTATGATATTACAGAATTACTTTTTCACGGAGCAATCGAGTATGATGATAGTGGTAGACCGATAGGACAGGCAAAAGATAGTGCAAGAATGTTACAAGGAATGATAAAACAAGTCAATCAACACATACAAAAACATTACAAGATATCTAAACCTAATTTTGTTAAAGTACCTAAACACCAAGACTTCGGTAAGATGAAGAAAAAGTTTCAAGGTCGTTTATCTAAGTTACAGAGTCAGTATGCTCTTAAAGATAACGACACGCTTGGATTGTATCATCAAAGATTTTGGGAAGAGTTTATTTTTAATGCTGCAAAACAATTTAAGTATAAGATACCGGCAAATGTTCTTAAAAGACTTACGATGAGATGGGCTTTCTTTGATAAATCATATTCAGTAAGAGATATGAAAGCAACAATAAAGAATGATAAGTTTTTAGATTGGACTTTGACTACAGATAAATTAGACCACGCTAGAATGGTAAAAGAAAATATGAAACCATTTGAAGAATTGTTCTTTGAAGTCGGTGCTGAGATAATGAAAAATATGGATGGGTGGTTGGCTGTCAATCCAGCAAAGTCAGTACAAAATATGAGGAAGAAACTTAAGTCTGCTATTTCAGATATAAGAAGTGGTGGTGACTTAAAGAAGTTAAATAAGTTAAAGATACAATTGGATAGATTAAATGCTATCGGTGGGTTTGATGCTATCGTTCCAACCGAAGGATTGGTATTTAAGTATAACGGAAACATTTATAAATTTACAGGTGCTTTTGCTCCTATAAATCAAATAACAGGTTTGATGTTTTTCTAATGAAACATTTGGACGAAAACGGATTAGGTTATTGGGAACATTGGTGGAGAGCTATGAAACTAAGTGGAGCACTTTTTATTCATGCTTTTTTACCAGATGTTCTAAGTGATTACGCAAGTAAGGAGTTACATAATGAGTAACATAGAAAAAATTCAAAAGATGGTAAAGGGTATTTACAATCGTCCTATACAAAAAGGATATGAAGGTAAAACAGTTCAACAAAGAAAAGAAGGTGAAGAATGGACAGATGCTCGTGGTCGTAGTTGGAAAATAGAAGATGGTAAAAGAAAACAGATTACTAAAATCCCACCAAGAGGATTTGATAAATGTAATGATTGTGAAAAACTTATTTTAAAAACAATTGACCAACACACTTATGACCGTATGGGTAGATGTAAATATTGTCAGATAGATTTTGAAATGACTTTGAAAAAAGAAGGAAAGTGGGAAGATTGGGTAAAGGAAATGGAGACTAAAAGGTGGGAAGCTGTTCTTGCCGAATATGAATCAGAAATGAATTTACAAGATGAATCTAATAGTCCTTTTGATAAAACTTTAGCAAACGCTATCGCAAATCACGAACATAGAAAATGAGTAACTTAAAACAAGCAATAAAACAAAACTATTTAAAGTGTGCCAAAGATCCTTCATACTTTATTAATGAGTTTTGTGTAATACAACATCCTCAAAGGGGTAAGATAAAATTTAAACTTTATCCTTATCAGTATGATGTATTAGATGAGTATGCTGAGAATGATTATAATGTTATTCTAAAGTCTCGTCAGTTAGGTATTTCTACTCTAACAGCTGCTTACTCATTATGGATGATGTTGTTTAATGCAGATAAAAACATTTTATGTATTGCTACTGCAAAAGATACGGCAAAGAACTTGGTAACAAAAGTTCGTGTGATGTATGATGGGTTACCACAATGGTTAAAAACTGCTATTGTTGAAAACAATAAGTTATCATTAGTATTTAAGAACGGTTCACAGATAAAGGCAATTGCTTCTAACGAGTCAGCTGGTCGTTCAGAAGCACTATCTCTACTGATATTAGATGAGGCTGCTTTCATAGATAGAATTGATACGATATGGACTGCCGCTCAACAGACACTTGCTACTGGTGGTAAGTGTATCGCTATATCTACACCTAATGGTGTGGGTAACTGGTTTCATAAAACTTGGATGGATGCAACAGATGGTCTAAATAAATTTAATACTGTCAAACTCCATTGGACAGACCATCCTGAAAGAGACGAGGAGTGGAGAAGAGAACAAGATAGAATATTAGGACCAAGTAAGGCGGCTCAAGAGTGTGATGCTGACTTTCTAAGTTCTGGTCGTTCTGTTGTTGATCCTGCTATATTAGAATGGTATAAAGAAAAGGTATGTTGTGAACCAAACGAAAAGAGTGGATTTGATAGAAACCTTTGGATATGGGACTATCCAAATTATGATAAGAATTATTTAATATGTGCTGATGTAGCTCGTGGAGATGGAACAGACTATTCGGCCGCACAAGTTTTTGATATAGAAGAGATGGAACAAGTCGCTGAATATAAAGGTCAGTTAGGAACAACCGAGTTTGGAAACTTTCTCATAGAACTAGCAACCAAATATAACGATGCTTTACTTGTTGTGGAAAACAACAATATAGGGTGGGCAACTTTACAAACTATCATTGATAGGGGATATGAAAATCTCTTTTATCAAGAAAAGAATCATCTAATTGTAGATGAGGATATACAACACACAAACAAATATAGAAGTATAGATAGAAACAAGATACCAGGTTTTACTACAACAATGAAATCTAAACCACTTATTATTGCAAAGATGGAAGAATATACTCGTGAAAAGATGGTAAAGATAAAATCTACACGATTAATTGATGAACTCTTTGTATTTATATATAAGAATAGTAAAACTGAAGCCCTTGAGGGATATAACGATGACCTTGTTATGTCGTATTCTATT